AACAACCTTTGCCCGATGGCTGGAACTCCGCAGTAGCCAAGGCTTGCGACTTGTTAGCCGAAAAGGAAAAGGAGAACGCCCGCCTCAAGGCCGAGGTCGAGCGTCTCCGCAAGGCCGGGGATGCGGTCAGTATTTGCCTTGAGGCTTATTGGAAGGGCAAGCCTTACCATGTTTCAATGACCATCGAGTGCTTTGATGCGTGGAACGCCGCCAAGGAGGGCAAGCAGTCGTGATTGAACTAGGCGAACACAAGGGTGACGGCATCCGTTATGCCATGCACCTGTCAGCCCCCAAGGGCGGGTCTGCCCAGATGCTCCGTGACCCGGATGGTGGCTGGGTATCGTGGGAGAACTACGCCCGCCTCAAGGCCGAGGTCGAGCGTCTGACTTCCGACATTCAGATGGAAAAGGAGAACGAGGACAGGCTTGTGCGTGAATGGCAGAGGGCCAACAACGAGGTGTATGGTTTGCAGTCGCAGGTCGCCGCCTTGATTGATGACCAGACCCGCCTCAAGGCCGAGGTTGAGCGGCTGCAAAAGGCGATTATGGACAGCGTTGAGATGCGTCAGCGGCTTCGTGAAATAGAGAATGGAGGCCAGCCGTGATGCCCGATCATCCCATGAAGCGGAAGGCCATCGAGAACGCCCACCGCGCCCGTGAACTCAAGGATGCCGGGGATGCCCTAGGTCGGCAGGTTCTAGTCCTCATGCTCAAAGGCGAAGCCACCCCAGACCTCATTCACGCCTACGACCGCTGGCGGGACACCTCCATCGGCAAACCAAACTTCCACCCCAAGAAGAAGTGAGTACCCAATACCCTATCCACGGCTCCCTAGCCACCGCTGAATACTCCTCCACCGTCAACGAGCGCGCCAAGTCCCTCGGGATGCCCATCGAGAAAGTTCTGGCCTTGATGAATGTCGGCTACGGCACCCCCCCGGTGGATGAGAACTACTTTGACCGGGTAGCCAGCAATCCAAACCGCAACCTGTTCAAGACCCAGAACTCCCAGATGTGGTATGTGGCTTGGGTTATTGACGGGAAGAAAACTTTTCGCAAGTTGTCCAAGGACATCGAGGAAGCCCGCCAGATGCGGGATGCCCTATTTCTTGAGATTGGATACAAGCCGCGCATCAAATGAAGCCCCCCCTAGCCCTTGAAGCCTACCGTGATAAAGTCCCCCGCCATGCCCTATTCGCCGTCTACGAGAACGGCAAGGTCGAGAACCCAGAGTTCGTTGCCGACCATTGGGAAGGCGGCAACTGGTTCTGCTGGGATCACCGCCTGTGGAAGTGGATGTCCGAAGTCTACCCCCACATCAAACACAAGCCCATCCACTATTGGCAACTCCATGACAAACAGTTCACCCGGTTTTTCCCATCCGCCCTCCCACCCGTTCCTAAAACCCGATAGGGTCAAGGGCAAAAGATACACGCAAGGCATCGCCCTGCTCCGCCGTGTGCTGGGGCAAGGCGTGGCCCGCAACATCCATGTCTCCTTCAGCCCGCAAGAGGCCGTTGCCATCCTGCTGGCGGTCGATGAGGCATCGCCCCGCAAGCACCGCACCGTCCCCGAGTACCAGCACAAGGTGGTCAAGAAGTTGCGCGAATGAACATCGTGTCCCCTTGGCGGCGGTTCATGGCGGTGGGTTGCTCCCACGGCATCTACGCTGATCCCAAGGCTCTGGAGGCCGTCCTGCGGTTCCGGGAAGCCTACCGCCCGCATGAGGTCATCCACCTCGGGGACTTCACGGATATGTCGGCCTTCATGGGCGGTTCAGATGGGGATGGGGATGCCATCAAGCCGGACCTCATGGGGGGCATCGAGTTCTTGACCAACATGGAGTGTACCACGGTCTTGTGCGGAAACCATGAGGCGCGCCTGTGGCGGGACCGCCGTAGCCACAACCAACTACGGGCAATGGCGGCGGAGACGAGCATCGAAGCCATTGAGACGACCTGCTTGAAACTTCATGCGCGGATGTTGCCCTACACGGGGGTCTGGCAGGCTTACAAGTTGTCGAACTACACTTTCACCCACGGCACGATCTACAACGAGAACTCGGCCCGGGACATGGCGGGGGTGTATGGGAATGTCATCTTCGCCCACACGCACAAGGCCAGCATACAGGCGGGACGCACCTTCACGCCTTCGCTGGGCATCTCGGTCGGGACGCTGACCCGCCGGGGGGCTATGGAATACGCCAACACGCGCATCAGTACGCTGGCTTGGTCGCAGGGCTTCGTCTACGGCGAGTACAACGAGTTGTCCCTGCACCCGAAACTACACATCCACGATTTCTCTGACACATGGAAACTACCGCTGTAAAAGCCCAGCGTCTGCTGGAGGAGATTGCTAACCTTCGCAATCGGACGAAGCAGGAGCCGCCGCCCGGGTATCTCGATGTGGATGGCTGGGCCAAGCAGTTCGGTTTGCAGAGGTCGCAGACCCGGCGGCATCTGAACGAGTTGGTCAAGGCCGGGAAACTGAAGGCGGTGCGTCTGCGGCGCGAGGTGAAGGGTCGGATCACGATGATAACCTTTTACGGTTGACGGCGTGGTTGGCGCGGGCAAAGTCCGCCTCGCCACCATGAAAATCCTAATCGCCTGCGAGTATTCTGGAACCGTCCGTGATGCCTTCATCAAGGCCGGACATCAAGCCATCTCCTGTGACTTGTTGCCCACGGATGTCCCGGGGCCGCATTACACCGGGAGCGTCTTTGATCTCATCGACGACAACAACAACAACGAATGGGACATGATGATTGCCCACCCGCCTTGCACCTACTTGACCGTCACGGGCAACAAGTGGATGAAGCCGGAGTTCGCCCATCGTTTCCCCGATAGGCACAAACAGCGCGAGGAAGCCTTGGAGTTCTTCAAGCGTCTCTTTGAGTGCAACATCCCCCGTATCTGCCTTGAGAACCCGGTGGGCGTTGTCTCGACCATGTACCGCAAGCCTACGCAATATATCCAGCCTTGGCAGTTTGGTGATCCACATTCCAAAAAGACCGGGCTGTGGCTGAAGAACCTGCCGGCGTTGGTACCCACCAAGATTGTCGAACCGAAGTTCCACATCTACAAGGATGGTCGCAAAGACCCCATCTGGCACATGGAGTCCATGAGGCTACCACCTCTTGAGAGGATGAAGTACCGTTCCAAGACCTTCCAAGGCATCGCTGATGCGATGGCCCAACAATGGGGGAGCCTTGTCCAATGAGGTTCCTATCCGTTTGCAGCGGCATCGAAGCCGCATCCGTAGCGTGGGAACCGCTTGGCTGGAAGGCCGTCGGGTTCTCCGAAATCGAGCCTTTCCAGAGCGCGGTTCTCAAGCATCATTTTCCAAACACACCCAACTATGGCGACCTCACCAAATATGCCGAATGGCCCATCGAACCCGGAACAGTTGACCTTCTCGCTGGGGGAACTCCATGCCAGTCATTCAGTATCTTGGGCAAGAGAGGAGGACTGGATGACATCCGTGGTCAACTCGCAATGGCCTTTGGAGGTCTTGCTGGAAAACTCCGGCCACGATGGATCGTCTGGGAAAATGTCGTTGGAGTTCTATCCTCCGACCACGGGCGAGACTTCTTGGCCTTCCAGCGCTCGCTGGTCGAACTGGGGTATTGCCTCTCCTTCCGGGTTCTGGACTCATCCGGCTTCGGAACTTCCCAGAAACGCCGTCGAGTGTTCGTTGTCGGACATCTTGGAACCGATTGGCGATACCCCGCCTCGGTGCTACTTGAGCGCGGAAGCCTGCTCCGAGATGCTGGCAAGGGCGGAAGCGCGCGAGAAGAAGATGCCGAACCTGTTGAGGACGGCTCTGACGAAGGTTGCGCGGCTGTCTCGTTCCAACCCGGAAACTTGAGGCGGAAGGCCGGAGCAAGACCGTCCACCAAGTTCTTCCCGACCCTGTTGAGCAGAAGCGGTGACCAATGCCCTCATGTGGCTACGGACCGCTTCATCCGTTCCTTGAGTTGCCGTGAATGGGAGCGCCTTCAAGGCTTTCCCCGTGACTGGACCAATGTGATGTTCAAGGGCAAGGAGCCTGCCTTCACGCTCCGACAGGAAGCCCTTGGCAACAGTATGTGCGTCCCGGTGATGAACTGGATTGGCAAACGAATTGATTATGTCGAAAAACAAAAAGTACGCTGATTACGCCATTCGCATTGAGCCTTCGGAAGTCTACGATCACGCCATCGTAGGTATGTCGAAGGATAAGGTGCTTATCTATTCCCATGAGCGCATCATCCAGATACTCATGGGATACGATAAGATGGACGAGGATGAGGCCAACCAATGGGCTGAATACAACATCTACAATGTGGTCAACCCTGATAGGCAGGAGTTCCGGGTGACCTGTGCGCGCAAGTACAGATGGAAGTTGCCTTTCACGATTAAGAAGGTCAACAAGGGTGTTCGCCACCAACTATGACCATCCAAGATCGCATCACGGGTGCGAGGGCTTACCTCGCCAAACTGCCTCCCGCCAACTCCGGGCAGGGCGGTCATCCCGCAACCTACCGCGCCGCCAGCATCCTCGCCAACGGGTTCGACCTCGGCTACGATGATGCTTGGATGCTTCTCAACGAGTGGAACAAGTCCCATTGTTCCCCGCCGTGGGGCGAGAAGGAACTCCGCCACAAGTTGAACGATGCCTTCGTCAAGCCGCATGAGAAGCCGAAGGGCTGGCTCACCGCTGGGAAGGAACGCAAGGTCGGGGCCAACGGTCGTTTCGTGTTCGACCCCACGGTGCTGGCGCAGATGGTGGACAACCAGACCCCGTACTCGACCGCCGATGTCCTGCTCAACTGCTTCAAGGACGAGGATGTGATCTGCATCACCAACGAGGCGGGGCAGACCGATGAGGGCAAGTGGTTCCCGGCCTCCAAGGGCATCTTCATCACGCGCGCCGAGTGGCTGACCAAGTTCTTCGGCCCCGGCGCGAAGCAGGGCAAGCACTTTGCCGAGTCCGAGCAGGGGGCTTGGATACGCATCAACCCGTTCACCAAGGATGACTTCACCGGGACTGACTCCGCCGTGGCCTCGTATCGCCATGTGCTGGTCGAGTTCGACAAGAAGTCCAAGGACGAGCAGATGGCTATCTTCCAGCAGTCCAACCTGCCCATCAGCCTGCTGGTGGACTCCGGCGGCAAGTCTGTCCACGCTTGGGTGCGGGTCGATGCCGCCGACAAGACCCAATGGGAGGAACGCCGCAACACCATCTACGAATACCTAGCCGACCATGAACCCGATCCGCAGAACAAGAACCCGTCCCGTTGGTCCCGCCTCGGCGGGGTCAAGCGCGGCGAAAAAGAACAACGCATCCTCGCCTTCAATGTCGGCGCGGAGGACTGGGATTCCTTCATTGCTTGGCGGGAAGGGCAGGATGCTCCCGATGAAATCCGTACAGACACGCTTGAGACATACGACACGAAGAACGACCCGAACCATGTCATTGGTCATGGTCGGTACCTTTGCCGAGGTGGAAGCCTTCTTGTCACGGGCCAGTCTGGAATTGGAAAGTCATCGTTCGTCATGCAGATGGCAACTTCGTGGGCGGTGGGACGGGAGTTGTTCGGCATCCCTGTCATCCGACCTCTCCGCATCGGCGTGGTCCAAGCGGAGTGCGATATGGGCGACCTTGCGGAGGCTTTTCAAGGAGTGTCGAGTGGGATGATGCTGACGGGCGAGGAACGCGCCCTGTGCCGGGAGAACCTGCGGTTCTTCACCGAGGCCAGCAAGACGGGCAAGGACTTCGTTGACCTGTGCCGCAAGATCATCGTGCGGCTCAAACTTGATGTGCTTGTGGCAGACCCTTTGCTTTCGTATGTGGGGGGCGACCTGTCCAAGCAGGATGTCTGCTCCCACTTCCTGCGTAACCTCGTCCAGCCCGTGTTGCAGGAGACGGGGTGCATCATGGTATTCATCCACCACGAAGGTAAGCCGAAGCCCAAGGAGACGACCGATGAGCAGACGATTTCCGACATGGCATATAGTGGCCTCGGGAGTTCGGAACTCGTAAACTGGGCGAGGGCCATCATCAGCGTCCGGCGCGAGTCCAAGGACAAGCCCATCTTCTCGTTCAACTTGACCAAGCGCGGCAAGTTGGCGGGGATGCGGACGGTGGACGGCAAGCCCACGCTTTCGCTCAAGTTGAAACACGCCGACCACAAGGTGCTGTGGGAGGTCGCCCCGATGGTCGAGGGCTTTGAGTTGCTCAAGGTAGGCCAGCAGTATCAGCACTTCTCGTCCAAGCCCACGATCAGCCGCAAGGCTCTGCTGGACGAACTTACCCGGGAGTACACCTTGCAACTGGACCAAGCGGAGGCTCTCATCAAGGCGATGGTCACCAACGGCATCATCAAGCCCAAGAAGATTGGACCCGCGCTGTTCTACCAAGGCACCAAGGCCGAATGACCCAAACGCCCTCTAGGATGCCCTAGGGGGCTTTTTGTTTGAACACCTTGACCAGCACCGCCACCAGAACGCCGAAGCACCCAAGGGCCAAAGCCCATCCGAAGTCCCGGATGGTCTGGAGGGCCAGCGTGGCCGTGGACAGTTGGCGTTCTAGGTTGGCATCGTCCGACTTCAACTGCTTGCCCCCATCAACTATGATTAGGGCCATCGTCTGCGAGTTGCCAAAGGCGGACAAGACGCTATCGCAAATCCATGCGGAACCCATCGCGCTCATCCCGGCGGCGACCGTGAGGATCGTCACCGCCCAGAGCAGGTTGGTATCAACGCTTCTTTTTTGCGGGTCGCTTTGCATGGGGTTTCTTGGTGATACCTGCGGACTTCTCGACCTTTTTCAGTTCGCCCGACAGACGGGCTTTCACAGCAGACTCCGCCCAAGATAGGATGTGCAGAGCCATATAGCCCGACAAGCCGTTCAAGGCCCAGAGCATCTTTTTGTTCTGGACATATTCTTCCAGCGCGAAGCCCGAAAGGACGGCAACCGCCATAGCGGCAAACAGATTAGCACAGACCTTGCCGATAGACAGTTTCTCGTCCGTGAGGATGATCTTTACCGCCATGCCCATCATGCCGAGGAGTCCGGCGATGCCAGCCTGCTTAACCTCTGGGCCGATGTCGTCTGGGCCGAGGGGTGATGGGGGAGGGGGGGTCATTTGCGGCGGTAGCCTTGAAGCCAGAGGTTATCAGCGATGAGGGTGGCGGCGGCGGCTACCTTATCCTCGGGCATACTGGGGCAGGCCACATGGAGGAACTCATGGACCATCGTATCGATCATCTCGTCCTCTGGCTGGCGCGGGTCGATGCTGACCACCCCCGTGTTGATGTCCAACTCCCCAAAGTTGGTCGAATTGCGGGTCGTAGGGGGGTTATCCCCCAGTTCCTCAAACACTACCTTGATGCGGCGGCTCTTTGTCATCGGGGATGGGGTCTGGGCAGGCCGTGGAGGGCTTTGCGGACTTAAAGGCATACCAGATACCCCCCACGATGCAAACACCGCCTAGGGAGGCAAGGGAGGGTAGGAACCACGGGGTTTCGACTAGGGAGGGGAAGGCCAGCAGGCTGGCGGACCCGGCGGCACAGGCGGCGGCACCGAGGAACTGTCGGAGCCAAGCGAGGGCTACGGCGGCTAGGGCTAGGCAAGCCCCGATGCCCGCACAGGTCCAAGTGACCACATCCTTCTTGGCTTGGGCAACCTCGGCCTTCAGCGCGGTGATCTGGCGGTTGGCGTTGTCGAGCGCGGCCTTGTTCTTGAGGGCTTCGGCTTCGGCCTTGGCAAAGTTGCTGTCGATGACCGCCAGCAGTTTGCGACCCGCATCCTCGGCGCGCTTGTACTCCTCGGGGTTATTACGGGACACCCGGTTCCGCACATAGTCGATGTGGGTCTGGTCGGGCTTGGGGAGGTAGGCGGCGGCTACCCCGAGTTCGGCTTTGACGATGGTGGGCTTGTCCGAGTTCTCGGAGGCCACGGCGATGCTGGCGGCAACCCGCTGGTCGCTCTTGTCGATTTGGGTGCCGATGGTGCCGAGGTCGGCGGTCGGAGTACCCGTCCCCTGCGTGTCGGCGGTCGGGGTGCAGGCCGTGAAGCCGAATAGGGCGATGACCAAAATACGATACATCGTAAATTGGTTATTTACCCTTGAGCGCGTCGAGGAGAGCCTTGCCCTTATCTTCCGTAGACTTAATCTTGGCGGCGTTGTTGCGGAAGAACAAGACACCGCAGGCGAACCCAGCGAGAAGGGACAGGACGATGGAGATGAGGTAGAGCATGAGATTAAACGACAACCCAAGAGTCATTGGCGACCTTAACCAGATTGGCGACAAACGCCCCGTTGCTGGTTAGATAGGTCACGCTGTTAGTCGTGGCATTATTAATGTAAGGGCCAGACATCCCGTAGTCAGCAGGTGAAACTGTGATGTAGGAGCAATTGTTGAGAGCCAAGCGAACCGTAGTGCCAATCGGGAAGTTGGTCGTCATGTCGATTGGGATATAGACCGTCACATAATTTTGCCCCGTGATGTAGACGATGTTGTTGGCATCACCGATGACCAGCGTGTAAGGGAAAGAGGTGACCGGGTTGACGGTCGGCGCGGGGACGCTGGTGAGGAAGCCAGAGGGATTGCCAGTCAGCGGGTAGTAGTTCGCCGGGAGGTAAATCATCAGCGAAGTCGAGTCGGTCACTAGGCCCGTGATCCCACTCCAGTCCACCGTACCAACGGGAGCCGTGTTGGCATCCCAAGCACCATCCTTGCGGACATAGGGAGTTCCATCAATCGGGGCTTCACCGATGTAGCCAAGACCCGTGATGTAGGTCACAAGGTCGGTCTGGTCGGTCACCGTCCCTGTGATTGCGCCCCAGACAGCCGAACCGCCAGCGGCGACCCACTCCGTGTTGTAGTCGGTGCCGTCAATCTTCGCCAAGACCTGTCCCGTAGTTCCGCCGACAGGAACGCCAACGCCAGCCGTACCCTGCGGGCCAGTCTCGCCTTGGATGCCCTGTTCGCCCTGTATGCCTTGCGGACCTTGGATGCCTTGGTCACCCTGCGGGCCTTGGATGCCCTGCGGACCTTGCGGACCCGTGGCACCAGTCAAACCAATCGGACCCTGCGCGCCCGTGGCACCCGTATCCCCCGTGGGGCCAGCAGGCCCGGTCGCACCCGTGGCTCCAGTAGCACCCGTGGCTCCAGTCGGGCCTTGAATACCTTGGATACCCTGCGGGCCAGCGGGACCGATGGCACCCGTGGCTCCAGTAGCACCCGTAGCCCCGGTAGCCCCCGTAGGACCAGCCGGACCTTGAGGGCCAGTCGCCCCCGCAGGACCAGTTGCCCCCGTGAGTCCAATCGGACCCTGCGGACCTTCGATGCCAGCCGCGCCTTCAAGGTTCACCGTCCAAGAAGCATAGGTGCCAGCACCCGTGTGGTTCTTGATGTCGGCAACCATCGCACCCGTGACGGCGTTGTAGGATACGACATCACCGTGCATATGGTTGCTGTTGTCGTAGGCAACGATGATGCTCTGCTGGGTCGTGTAAGCCAGCGCGGTGGCGACCGTTAGGTTCTTCGTGCCGTTGCCGATCAGAAGGCTGGTGGTCGAGGTCGTGGCGTACTTGTCGCCCGTGATGCCTTGGATGCCCTGCGGTCCAGTCGGTCCAGTCGGGCCGATTGGGCCTTCAATACCTTGAGGGCCGATGGGTCCAGTCGGACCAGTAGCACCAATCGGACCTTGGGGGCCGACCGCGCCAGTATTCCCCGTGTCACCTTGGATGCCTTGCGGACCCTGCGGCCCGGTGGCACCCGTAGCACCAGTCAATCCCGTGTCACCTTGGATGCCTTGAATACCTTGCGTCCCTTGGGGGCCAGTCGGTCCGGCGGGACCAGTATTGCCCACGGGACCAGTGGGACCAACGACACCTTGCGGCCCTTGCTCACCCTGCTCACCTTGGATACCTTGGATACCCTGCACCCCTTGGCTACCCTGCGGACCAGTCGGACCAGCGATGCCCTGCGGACCAGTATCCCCGACAGGGCCTTGCTCGCCCTCGGGGATGGTGAAATCGAACACGGCGTTGACCGCCGTACCAGAGTTGACCACATCAGCGTCCGTACCCGGCGCGCCAGTCGTAGTCGTCCCCACATTAACCGTAGCCGCCGTGACAGGCAGGTTCGGGTTGATGGTGATCGTGGCCGAGTCTAGAATGTTAAGGGTGATAGCCATTAGGTGTAAGTGTTCTTGGTCACATTGTTGAGGATGATGACATTAATAGTCTCGGAATAGATGGCTACGCCGTTCTTGACGAACAGCAGGTCCATGAAGCCCATACCCCAATGCCAACCCTCGGTGTTGGCGTAGAACAAAGTAAAGTCGGTCGAGTTCAACTTGGTGACCGTGAGGGGGTACTCGTAAAGCCGGGAGTCACGGAGGGTGCAGTACAGGTCAACGCCGTCCAGATTGGCGGGCGCGCTGGGGGTAGACTGGGTGTAGACCCCCTCAATCGTGAGGGTAGAACCCTTGGTAAAACTAAAGGTCGGAGTTGCCATAGGGCTTTGGAACTAGCCCCGTGTCAAACCACCCAGAAACCGGGGTTTGTGCAGTAATCCAACACCCAAGGGGAAGTAACATAACTGGGGTTGGTAATGACTGGGACTAGGTTTGAGACAATGTTCGTCTCTACATATCCACCATCATAGGGGTCGTTATAAACGATGGTGTAGGTGCGCTCGTAGTACTGGAACTCGTCCGACACCAAGTCTGGGTTAGTCAAATCCCACGAAGCCGTGGTCGTATTGTAGTAGGCCAGCCCTTGCTTGTAATAGGTCTGTGATGGGTACAGGGGGTCATAGACCCAATCCGATGCAACGAATGACCTGCTGAAGTAAAGGTTAGCGGGGACGCTAGTCTCCGTGGTAACGATGATGGGGTCATCGCCCGGGATGTAGGTCGTCACGGTCGTAATGGTCACCCAGTTGGCTTCGCAGATCATGTGAACGCCCATGCCGTCCCACGGTTTATGGTACTCGTCACTTTCTGTCAGATTGTAAAAAAAAGGTTCACGGGTGAAACTTTTTTCCACATAACCATCTGGGATGCTTTCGTAGGTGTACCGACTGCTGATGGATGACCATCCTCCTGCTCTGGAGTTAGACTCAACTTCCAACTGAAGAAGCCCAATCCTCATGGTAGAGTCACGAAGGTTGTCCAGAGAAGCCATGTTTTCCTTCAACTGAATGTTGTATGAGGATGTCTCGTAGGACGGGTCTTGATAATCGGGAGGCGGGTTCTTCTTAATCCAAAAAGATGCCACCGCAAAAGGGCCGCGCCTGCGATCCGTAGTGCTACCACTTGCCCCAGCGACTAGGACTGGGTTAATCTCGTTCATACCCGGTAGAAGTAGTACCAAGCCGTGTCCGGCTGGGTGTACTTGTGACGCTCGGCCCAGAGGCTACCGCTGACCAGTTGGTTGATTGCGTATGACGGCACACCGCTAGTTACTGTCACCGTTACGGTTGCCAGAGAGATGTAGCCCTCCGTATCCGTGTCCGTGGTAGGGTAGGACTCAATCTTGATCTCGGAGTCAATCTTCGGGAACGAAGCAGGGGGAGGGTCGGCCTTGCACTTGATGGTCACCACATAGTCTCCAGCCGAGGTCGGCAACAGAAGCGGCGTGTATGCTGGGTTGGTCATAATCGTCCCGTTGATAAGCGGGATGACATTATTTACAGTACCTACAATTGCACCGATTGCTGGCGCACCTTCGGACTCCGTTAGGAATACTTGGAACGGAGTCGTAAAAGTATTGAAGTTAACCTCTTGCGTGGTGCTGAAGCCAACGCCTCCGATGGACGACTGGAACTCGATGCCCTGCGAGAACATTGTCCTGCTCTTGTCGATGCCCGCCGCCATGCGGTTAAGCGCGCGTGACGAGATAGGTTCATTCTCTCCGAACGAACCGTACCCAGAGGAGTTGAAGCCAGAGATTGATTTCATCCGCCGGGGATTACGGGATACACATCGGGGTCCCAGCCGCCAAGTCCAGACAAGGTAAGGTCAGTCGTAACCTTGTAGATCGTGCCGTACAGTTCAACCGAGCAGTTGGTGACCAAGAAGTTTGGCTTAACCCTGCTTTTCCATTCTGATACATAGTTCATGCCACCCGGGTATCCGCCATCTTCCTGCGGCTTGCCGAGACGCTTGTAGGCGTTGGGCAAGGCGTAAGCGACACCCGTGGTCACCCAACCGACATAAGACGACAAACCAAGGGCCGTGTCAGCGTCGGTGTAGTAAGTGAGGACTCGCAGGGTGTTCTGCGGCTTGTAGTACGACTTGATGCCAGCCTTGATGTTCGGCGTGGTGTCATCGGTTTTCTGGTTAGGCAGGAAAGCGATGAACTGGCAGTTGTTGACAAGACCAGACCCAGCGACCTTCGGAGTCCAAGCGGCTCGGAATGGGTTGTTTACTGGGTCATCAACATAACCGCCACCCGCAGGAGGGTACCCGGCAAGAGGCTTCTGGGATGGCAGAGAACCAACAATGCTTGTGCAGTTGATGCGGATGAAATTGGGATGCGACTGGATGGACTCCGAAGCCGCCGCCGCCGTCATCTGGACCTGCGGCTCGGTGTATCCTCGCTCGCTGACGCTGGCATCAAGCCCGCAGTAGTCCGCCTTGATGGTGATGATCTCCCCCTTCTCCTCGGTCATAACAACTCGCCACAACTTCAACTGCGTATAAAGTGGGCTTGGATGAGGCGCGCCACGATAGAACTGTGTGGTGAATGTACCAAGATAAGCCCGAGCCATCTTGAAAGTGACGGAAGATTGGAGAAGGCCAAAGCCGTCCGAGTCCACAGTCCACCCGGGCTGTACCTTCTCAATAAGAAGGTCGTTACCGTATTTGATAATAGGGGTTGGCATTAGAAACCTAGGTTGGGGTTAAACTTAATTTCAGACTCTGGAACGGCGTTACCGGGCTTCATGTTCTCGGTGTTCTTGGCGGTCAGTTCGGTGGCGGCGGCGATGCGCTCAAGCGGGGTAAAGGCTATGGCGGTGATGAAGTCTCCGCCGCCCATCTGCTGAATAGTGGATGCACCTTGGGCTTCGGTAAGACCTTGGGGGGTGAGTTTCTTGCCTTCAGACTTGGTGAGTTCCTTAATACGCTGATCGTAGAACTTGCGGGCTTCTGCACCCATCAAAGAACCAAACTCGTCAAAGTAAGCCTTCTGCTGTTCCTTGGTCAGACCCTTGGACATCTGCTTGAACACATCATCGGCATAGTCTTTGCCTTGAGTTTCCGGGGATGACGAGAAGATGGAGTGATACAGGGCCAGTATATCATTGTTAATGATGTCCATTGTTTCACCAACGACATTGGCAATCATACCAAAAGCATTGATGAAACTGTTTTCGATGGTCTGCATGGCCTCATCCCAAGAGTCGGCAAATCTAGACGCGCCACGGGCGGAGTCTTTGTTCAGACCAACAAGTGCCTGTGAACCCTTCTTCAAATCAACGGTACCCTGCTTGATGAGAGGGAGCAATTGCTCGAACGACGAACCGAACAACTGCACACCGTAGTGCATCAAAGTAGCACTATCAGTCCCGGCTTCATGCGCGGCGGCAAGAGCCATCAAAGCGGTTTTGTAATCGAATGTACCGTCTTGCAAGTCAGTCAGACCAACTCCAAGTTTGGCGAGAAGGGCATTGACCTCTGAACCACGGATTTTCGCCTCGCCCATTTTCTTATTAAACTCGGCTACGCTGTGGGCCATCGCCTGTGTGCTGATGCCAGCCTTTTGTGCTTGCAGTTGGAAGTCACGCAGATCGTCAATGGGGATGCCAGTCGATACCGACAAGTTGCGAAGTTCTCGCGCAATCTCGGCGTACTTCATAATGAAGTCCACCCCAGCCTTCATCGCACTAAATACGCTGGAGACAGCACCATATGCGGTTCCAAGTTGAGACATGAAACCTCCGGCCTTAACTTGGGCTTCCTTCCCAGACTTTGCCGCCGCCTTGGTTACATCGTTAAGACCCTTCTCAAGTTGAGTGGTGTCCGCGCCGACCTTGACTACGATTTCAGTTGAGGCCATCAGTTCTTTTTCTCTTTGAAGCGGTTAATGATGTTGTCAAAGTCGTTCAGCATTTCTTCATCGTCCGTAGATACAACTTGAAGGTCGGAGC